CCCATAGCCAGAGCAATATCCAGAATACCACGCTGCATGTTCTTGTTACCAAGACCAACGTTAGTAAGCGATCGCCAGTCCATCAGTCGGATCTGTCCAGCGGAGAGTGCCTGGGAAAGCTGATAGGCCGCACCAGCGGCGCCCTGTGCGCTAACACCAGAGGCCGCAGATTCGTTGGAGAAACCTTTGATGAGGGAGGTAGCCTCTTCAATACGGAGACCGGCGTTGGTGAAGAGACCAATATTCTTAGTCATGTCACCAAAGTTGTAGATGGTCTTGTCCGCGTAGTCGTTAAGTGCGTCAAGGTTTCCAGTAACCTCCTCAAGGGAGGTGCCATACCTAGCCGTGTTAGCCAGGATGGTCTGGATAGAACCCATCTTAAGCTCGTACTCGTCAAAACCAGCTTTGATTGGGTCGATGGTAAGCGACTTAATGATTCGCTCTCCGGCGTCGACAGCCTTGTTGACGATGTTGGAAAGAGCGGTGATGCCAATGGTAGCTAACGCAACAAACTTAAGACCGACACCCTCAGCCGCCTGACCCACACTTGCGAGGGAGAATCTCTTGCCTGCGGTGTCAAGATCGTCTAGGGCTTTAGTTGCCCCCTCCATCTTGAGGCTGCTCTTAAGCTGATCTAACCCGTCTATGGTAGGTTTGATACCGCTCTGAAACTTAGAGCCATCAAATCTTAGTCCAACAACGCGTTCGTCAATGCTAGCCATCGGTAGTCACCACCTTCCAAACCTCGTCCGAGATCCTATCAAATATTGGTTTAATTGCGGGGTTGATGAAGTCCTCCCCTTGGACATACCCGCCAGTACCGGTGGCGTGACCGTACTGAAGCATCACCACAATAGGGAAGCCGTTCTCATTACTTGAGTTGGTCCATGCTATGGTGATGCCAGTACGATCTCTTTTGATTTTATAGCCCCATGATTGGGCGCTGATCCCGGAGTCGATGGGAGTAGACTTACGAAGAGCCTCGACGCCTTGCTGAGCGAGGGAATCGAGGCCTTTGTAGATGTCTCCGGAGCCAATTCGCTTAAGGAATCTTTCGGTTTTGCCCCAGTCCCCTGAGACGGTAAATTGTGCGCCCAAGGTTTACTCCCATTTTGAATGAATTAAAGGTCGGCCACTTTTCTTAATCCAAAGAAACCAGCAACCCTTGCATCTAGTGCCGAAGAGGGGAACCAAGTTGCTGAACCAGAGTAAGTGTTTGGAAAGATCGCAATCCTAAGAACGTCGCCTTGTGCTAGCGATCTTTCCCCAGAAACAGAAACGCCTGTAAACCCGGCAGTTCCAATGCCAGAGTTTACAAGTATACCTCCGGCAGTAGATGCTACTGTGTTGTTTAGCTTGACCATTAAAAGTAAGTTAATTGCAGCGCTAAAAGAGATAGTGGCGTCAATCTGATAAAGTCCGTCCTCCGGCACAGTCCACTTTCCGTCAAAGGAAGAAAGTCCACCCTCTGCGGCTAGATCGACGGCCCAGTCAGCCAAAGTGTCTAAAAGATACCAAGTGTTTTGTACGAAGGTCCGTGTGGTGTTTGCTCTTTTTACAGAACCACTCACTCTTTGAAGAAGTTTGTTTACATTAGACACCAGCGCCGTCTGAACCTCGGTGTCGAAGTCCCCAGACGACGTGACCGCGCACACGAACCAGCGCACCACGACAGAGGGCTGCACGTTGTTGTGATAGCCATTGCCGCCAGTGTTTTGGTTAGTAGCCGTACCGCTGATGACAATCGATCCTTTAGACGCCCTAGTACCAGCCGAAGTACCGGCCAACTGCATGTAGTTGTTGTTTGCAGGGTTACCGGCAGTAACTGGCGTAGCGCCATATTCCGCATAAATATTATGACCGTGAGCGTTTTGCGTGTGCGTGTGCGAAGGCATCTCTGCGACGGTCAGCTGGTGCGTCTCGGAACCAACCTTATCGCCCAGCGTCGCGAACAGCCCACTCGCCGTCTTACCGACCGGCACGTGACCACGCCAATCCGGTAAAATCAGGTCTGAGCCAGAGACCCAAGACGGATAAATGGCCGCTAGTCCAGAGTAAATAGTCGCGCCATTTATAACCGTTTGGCCGTTTAGTTCAAGGCCGTAAGAAGGATCTGACGTCGCCCCCCAGGGAAATATTGTACCTATTTGGTATCCCCCGGAAATACCTTGGGGGCCCGGGGGGCCAACCGCACCATCAGCACCATCAGCACCATCAGCACCATCAGCACCATCAGCCCCACGGACAAGACCCGCATTAATAGGAGTACCCTCACGAGTAGTGAGAATAAGGTCGCCATTAACATCAACCAGTCCAGAGACAACAGTCGTGTCTTCAATCTCTTGCATTCGTGCTGCTGTAAATACGTTAACTGAAGCCATGTTGTCTCCCTCCTAGAAAGAGCTTAGTCGATATGTGTTAGCGTTGACCGGGACGACAGAGGGCCACTCAAGCCGCCACAAATCAGTCCCAATGTTAGCCACCGCCTCATCTGGGCCAAATATGGTTGCCGTACCATCGCCATTGTCAGTGACTCTGAAGAGCGCGTTATCCCAGAAGATAGCAAGAAGGTCTGCCACCGTCGGCATGTCAGACAAAGAAACCTCGGTACCGTAAATACGGTCCTCAATTATCTCTAATATATCAGGCAAGACAAACCTTGTGTCGATCACAAAGTGAGAACTTGCTCGGGCCTCTTCAACAAGCTCGGGTCGAGTTGAAATATCCCAGGCAAAGAGTTCTACGTCAATTCCAGAGTTAATCGAGGAGTGAGTACGCTGAGTAGGCTCTGCCAGGGCGTTGTAAACAAGATGAATCTTGTAGTGCCCGCCATCTAGCATCGTACGATATGAGAAATCAAAGCGCCTGCGACCCTGACCGGTGTAGATGTCAGAATATCCGTCGTATGGCTCGAACTCCTCCGGGTAGGTGAAGGCTTCTATGGTAGCCGCAAAGCTACCTATCAGAAGTTGGTTCTGGTGTCCTACCCCGTCAACGTAAATAAGGGCCTGGTTAGCGTCTGTCGCAGCTTCCTTGATAGAGACAAGTCCGTCCCAGGAATATCCGGAACCGCCCTTAGGATAGAACACCCCTCGGTCAACGCCATATTCGTAGTTACGGAGCTCTATCTCACCCCAAGTTAGCCGAGTCATGACAGCATTGCTATGATGTCAGCCTGAGAGGGCAGGGAGGGGGTTGTGGCGATAGCCCCGTAGAGCGCCTCCTCAAGATCCAGCAGGACAAGTGAGGGAATATCCTTAGTGCTGATCACAAGATGCGCCGTAGGACGGTATCCATCAGCAATAGGCGGACGAGTAGTGATTTCCCAACTAAGATCCATAGGATCGACCGAGTTAGAAACCGTGGCGTTAGCCCGACCGCTTGCTGTAGCAAGGGCGTTGTAGACCAAGTGGATCTTGTAACCGTCAAAACCGTTTAAGTCGTTGCCAACCTGAGTGCGGTAGGAAAGACCAAAGGACTTACGGGGCTGCTGAGTCGCAAATAACCCGGCAGCCAGTTGTTTGCTACCATCGCACTCGGCAAACTCAACAGGACTAGAGAAAGCCTCCAGGGTTGCGTTGAATTCCTCGGCAGTTGCAACGTTAGCGTACTTCATTCCGTCTAAGTAGTAGGGCTCAGGAGAGCCGCCAGAGGGGCTCTCTCGAACAGCCTTAAGACCGTTCCAAGGAACCCCTGGTTGTCCCGGAATATAGAGGACACCACGGTCGACACCGGTCTCAAAGACTCGTTCGCCAGTAACACCCCATTCAAGTCTTGCCATGTCGACCTCCTATCCACTTGTTCCGAGTTGAGTCTTGCGCTGCTGGTTAAGCATACGACGAGAAGCCGCCATGTCGCGAGTCGGCATCTTAGACTTACGGGCTGGTTTGTTCTTCTCGTTGCACACTTTGATCAGAGTAATAAGCTTGTTGAGATGCCAGTACTGAGCCTCAAAAGGAATGGTGTGAGCGATCATCCAATAGTAGATGATCTCAGCAGTCACTATCTCATTACTGGGCCTTGCTGTTGGGTCCTGCTTAAACCACGTTGCGGTCTGCTTGGAGTCTATGTACTCCGAGATTCGAACCACGTCCTCGTCTGAGATATACTTGTAGACCTCCTCAGAAGGTACCGGAGCAAGATTCATACAGGCAACGTAACTTCTTGTTTCTTCGGTTGTCTTCTTGGTGCCGTCGAGAAACGGCTTACCCCAGATTGACTCCCATTTTGAAAGGGATACCAGGGAATGCTCGAGCATTAAAGTTGCGCTGGGCAACTTAAAGAAAACTTGACTAGCTTCGTCAAAGAGTTCTTTTTCTTGGATTGTAATTGTGAGCATTCCCTGGTCCCTTTCGTGTGCTACGCTGCGAAGAGCGTAACGAGCTCTGCCGGGAACGGCAGACGCGGCTCGATGGCAGCCACCGGAGCCGGAGTAGTAACCGCAGCCGTACCGTAGAGGATGACCTCAAGCGCAGCCAGATCAGCGGCATCAACCGTCAGCGAGTTGATCGTGACCAGCGCGGTCGGGCGGTAAGTAACCGCGCCAATGGTGCCGATCTCGATAGCCGTGGTGGTGAACTCCCAGCTAAACGGCAGAGCCTCGGGGCTCTCGTTAACCGTAGCGTAGGCGCGCTCCGTGGGCATGGCAAGGGCGCCGTAGACGAGGTGCAGCTTGTAGCCTGCATCCTGGCCGACAATGTCGTTACCAAGCTTGGTGCGGTAGGAGAAGCCGAAGGTCTCACGGCGCTGCTGGCCGACAGAGACGCCGGGGGCGAGCTCCAGCGTACCGTCGCAGAAACCGAACTCCTCCGGGTAGGTGAAGGCCTCGATGGTGCCACCAAACTCCTCGACCGACTGAAGGTTGAGGTACTTGATGTTGTCAGCGTACATCGGGGTGACTTCGGCGCCCGTGGGCGACTCGGTGACGGTCGTCAGACCATTCCACCCGTAGCCCAGGTTGTACTCGCCAGTGACAGGGTCACGACGGTAAAGAACGCCCCGGTCAACACCCGTCTCATACGTGCGCTCACCGACCGCGTCCCAAACAATTTTGTTAGCCATTTGTGGTTAACTCCTTAGAAATATAGATTGTAAACGGTGTGGTTCAGGCCATCCACCACAAAGAACCTTTGGAAGGAACTCATAGGTAGATCGGCAATCTTTCCGCGGATTTGACTGTCCGGATTGCGGTCGATTACGGTAACCTGGTACTTAGATATTCGGCTGTATGGAGTGTTATCGGCATAAGCGGCAAATTCGTCATCAAGGTTGTACATGATGCACGGAAATACCATTTTGTCCTGCGAGGGAGCTTGGAAATAGACCTCAGCCGCACCAAATGTCTTTAGCAGATCATGGAGTTGCTGGCGTGGGGCCATTGTAAACACCTCCAGGGGTCAAAATAAGCCGCGGCGGCTCAACGTCCACGTTTGTCACGAGGAATCGTTTTCCCTGCCACATAACATATTTAATAGCCCAGAAGTTCTCCGATGTATAGGGGTCGGCAAGCACGCTAAACCGATTCCCTATAGAAAGGTCGTTGTTTACCTTGTCCCCCTCGCGGAGGGCCCGGGTATTCTTCAGAACCTCGCCATAAAGCTTTCGCTCCGTGACAACGTCCTCCCAAATACCCGAGCCCTCAGGGGTTTCTACCGACACAACATAGCCGATTGCGTCGTAGAACTTCATACCTTTACCGTTTTATTACGGGGTGTAGGTCCAGCTACGCGTGGTGTTCGGAGCCAGGTAGTAACCAGCCTCAGCCTCGACCTCAACCGTGGTCTCAGCGGAGATCACGACATCGCCAGTGACAACTAAACCGTCAACGGTGTAGTTGAGGCCAACCACAACCGGGATCGTGATGGTCTCGGTGGTGCCGTTGAACGACGGAGCCACAGCGGCGACGAGCGTACCAACCTCACGACGCAGAACGATAGCCGACTTCGGCTTCGTCAGGGCACCCGACATGCGGGTCTCCATCAGGTACTTGTTCTGGTTGAAGTCGATGTCGAAGTCCTCGAAGAACGTGACCTCGCCACCCTGGTTGGTGCCGACCGTGTAGTCGACCAGGTTCACGATGATGCCGAGAAGCGACGGAACATCGTTCATGACCTCGACCGGGACGATCTCCTTGACGCGCATGGCGGCAGCGAGAGCCTGCTCGGTCTCGTACAGGCGACGACCCATCTTGTCCTCCTCGAGGAGGAGGTCGGTGAGAAGCGCGTCCGTGGTGTACAGCGTCGGGGTGCCCGAGCCACGGTAGTCAACACGCGAACGAGTGACCTCCTTGACGAGGTTGGCCGTGCTGATGTTGGCTGCGAGGTCCACCTTGATGGCGTACATCTCGTCGTCCTTGAGGATCGAGCGGATGCCGACACCGTCAGTGGCGCCCTCGGGGTCCTTGACCTTGTCGGGGCTGGCGACCGAGCGGCCGTCACCGATGAGGATGGCACGAGCGATTTCCTCGTCGAGCATGAAGCGGATCTCCCACTTCAGCCACACCACGACGTTGAAGTCGGTGATGTCGAGGATGTCGTCACGGTCGAGCTTCTGCTTCTTGTAGATGGTCGCGGGACCGGTGGTCCGCTTGAGCATCTGCAGGACCTCTTCGGTCTTACGCGCGCCCTTGACGTAACCCTTCGCACGCGCCTCGGGTGCGGTGATGTCGGCCGTCAGCGACTTGATGCGCGAGAACGGGGCCTTCTTCGCGGCGCCGAGAACCTTCGGGACCCAGTCGGCCTGACGCGAGATGAGCTCCGGGGCGTCGCCAACGAGGCGAGCATCCGGGAACATGACCTCGATGTTGGTGATGCCGTACTCCTCAGCGTGCTGAAGGTAGGACTCACGAAGCGAGCCGTTCTTGACGCCATCCTTCATGAGCGTCGAGAGCTGGTCGTGGGACAGCGTAGCGCCGCCAACGGTCTGGTCTTTGTTCTGGTCGAACAGGTTCATGGCGTGGGTGAATCCTTCCTGGTAACCGCTGAAGGCGGCCTGCTGTAAAGTGTCGCCGTCGGCGTCACCCTCTTCGTCATCGCCGGCAGCATTGGCGAGGGCTTCCCCGACAATGATGTCAACAACTTGCTTCTGCTCGTCGCTAAGGGTCTCGTAGACCTCGCCGACAGTCTTGTCTTCCACTGTGGTGTCTCCTTCTTTCGGTTTCTCGCTGGGCTCAGCATGCTCAAGAGCGTCCTCTTTGGGCGCTCCCTCTTCATTGTCACTGCTGAACTCAGCAGGCGACGGATCGATGGTCTCTTCGTCGTCGGTGGTAATAACACCCTCGTCGTCGTTTAGAGGAGTTCCATCACTGTGACTGAGAGTTACGCTATCGATGAAGGCACCAGGGTTGGCGCCAGCCATAACTAAGCTTACCTCTCGGATCTCTCCATGCACGACATCGCGGCCCTGCTTGCGGAGTGAATTGGCAAAGATACTAAGAGCGTTGATATCGCCGTGGCGAATCAGTTCCTTAGCGTGCTGACCGATTTCGGTCTCGTTGAAAAAGCCATATGCGTAGACGCCGTCGGGGCGAGCCTCGAGAATCGCGTGTCCAAGGACATTCTCAGGTGAGGCTAAGCCGCCGTGGTGCCAGACGAGCGGGATCTGCTTTCCGTCATTGTGCTGGAAAGCCCCGGAGCGAATGGTCAGACCATCTGCGCATACGAGATCGTTCTTCGTGGCGTAACCGCCGAAGTCAGGCTTCTGCTTTACTTCCATTTTGAATGATCTCCTTTCTTTTTAAAGGTTGTCAGATGATTAGGTTTGACCGTTGGCGATAGCTCCTCCAGATTCGTCAATGCTCCCCCTTTTCTCGACCGGCATGTTAGAGTTCTCCAGCTTGTCAGCCTTCGGGTCGCCATGCGGCTTCCATCCAACAATTGCACGAATCTCGTTAGCGGTAGCAATCTCGTTCCGCGTGAACTTGTCAGCGATCTCAGCGATGGCTGAGACGGGGACAAGCTTGAACGGGTCGCGGAAGTACTCAATTGACTGAAGCTGTGCTCTTGCCGTCTTGGTTAAGAAGCGACGCTTCATAGCCTGGGTAATGGCAGCAAGGACGGGCTCAATGGTGCGGTTGTGATAGTTAAGCATCTCAGCTTCGCTAGCAGTTCCGTCAAAGATACCCTTAGTCAGGCCAAGCTGACCAAACAGCATTCCGGTTAAGTACTCAATCTGAGCCAGGAGGTTGTTCTCTGTAGGACGATTCAGCTGAGTAATCTTTTCAGTACCGTCTGTGTAGGCGATACCATACTTCGACCCCTTAAGCTGCATCTCTATGTCCGTACGGCGCTGCTCCGCCTGCTGTCGCCTAGCGTCTGACTTGATGACGTAAGGCAACTGGATGATGAGGTCAAGTTTGCCCGAGCTTGACGCCTCGTCAACGGCGTCAAGGATAGCAAGCTTCCTGATCAGTCGCTGCAGGGTGGAGTTAGGCTGGTTCATCACCTCGTAGAGAGGATTCTCGACGATAGCAACCATGTCCTTCGGGACGTTAACCTCTTCGATCAGTCCTGTCCGGTCGTTATAGACAGCAACTCGCACGTGTCGGGGGAACCACCGAAGGATTTCCCCAACGCGCATTGTATTGATGTCGTAAGAACCGGTCACCTTTGGATTGAGCGAGGTGTCAATTGGTACGATTGCTATTACTCCCTTGTCAAAGAGAGACCATGCAATTGTCTGTTTGAACTGTCGCCCGGGCTGGTCTATGTTAGCCTCAAGAGTTAGACAGTTGTTAAGCCCACTCTGGATTGTCTCGACATATCGCTCGTTTTCGTCGAGGCGAACATGTCGAATATCAATTGAGGCGACATCTATGCTCATTCGGGCGTAGATAGAGGTTACAATAGACCGCTCGTTAGAGTTGAAGGTTCGAATACGGTCAGGGCGGAAGGTAGTAACCTCGCCGTAACTCATAAACGTTCCCGGAGGCTCGCTTGATTCTTTATCGTTAAATACGTTCCAAGCGTGGTACAGACGATCTATAAATCTTGGTGCCATGCGTCACCTCCTCTCTAATTATATAAACACTATCATGCTAGCGAAGAACAGTAAGAGCAAGGTTAGCCGCAGAGACCATTATTGATCCAACAGTCTCCGCGCCGGACTTTGCCTCCCGAGACTTGTAGTAGTCTTCGAGGTTCTTTTCTTTTACAGCGGTAAGTGCTCGCTTTGCAGCGACCTTACCAATCTCGTTGCGGTCTTCCTTGTACTTGGCCTTTGCTTTTTTGTAATCGGCTCGGTTTTGTCCCGAGTTAATACGCTCGCGAGCAGCGTCGATGTCGCTGTTTCGCTTTTTGTTGAACTCGGCTTTAGCTTTGACAAAGTCTTCTTTACTTGCAAAGGTGCTACGACTTGGCCGGGCCTCCTGCTTGCGAGCTTCTCTCTTAGGGGCAAGTTTGTTTTCGGCTCGGGCTATTTTATCAAGTGCTCGGAGACTTTCGCCTTTAGAGTTTTGACCCCATTTCATACCTTTGACGCCGTAATGCTCGAGGAATTCCCCCTCGGTCATCATACCGTTCATGTGCATTAAAATACCACCCTCATCAAGTAATTTGACCCCCAGAGGGCGGCCAATAGGAGAAACAACAAGATATATACGGAGTTTATCGACAGTCTCGGCGTGACTTATTGACTGGGTGTCAACAACATCCATATAAGTAGAGCCATCGTCAGATTTTACTGCTTCGATTTTGTATCGGCCAGAAGGAGACTCTCCGTAGAGCTCAACAAGGGTTTCGTTCCAGTTTTTTGTTGAGACTTCGTTAGCTTCTTTCCAGTAGGCTTTTACCTTAGGGTCAGAATAATCAGTAAAATCTTTCACATCTTTATACGCGGGATTGGCATTAAGTTTAGCAATATAGCCCTCAGGTCCATTTGCTTTATCTGCAACAGCGTTGTTAACTTTAACCCAGCCAGCAACACTGCGAAGCTCTTTATCCCAGTCTCGATCGGCGCGTGCTAAGGCTTTCTTAGCCCTCTTATCGCCGGAAGCAGCTTGCCCGCGAAGTACGCCCCATTTCATACCCTTAACGCCATAATGCTCAAGAAACTCTTCTCGAGTCATCATACTAGCGGTCATGCTCATTCAAACGCCTCCTTGTTCAATGAATATGCAATGTAGGCGTCCATCATGGCTGCCACGTTGTCGATCTTGGCGTCGCTTCTCTTCTTAAGGAGTTTGCGGTTGCCGTTTGTGTCTTCCATGGTGATAGAGTTACCCATTGCAAACTGCATAAGCAGTTGATCAAATATAAGAAGACGTTCCTCGCTGTACTTCTTAAGCTCGCCCAATGGAACAGACTCAGACTTGACGCCTTGGATGACTTTCTCGATTCCGTAGTCGCCATTCTCCCGTTGCCAACGCTCAACAAAGGTGCGAGCGTTGTAGGGGTCGTAACCCAGGGCACGAACGTCGTACTCCATGCGCTGAATGAAAGCGTCAAGGTCGTCGTAGACTTCCATCATGTCTAAGACGGTACCGTCTAGGACATGAAGCGAGCCTTCCTTGATGAACTGCTCGTACTTCTCACGCATTGCCGCGGGTAGCTTCATTTGAGTAAGAGACGAGATGTAACTTCGAGTCTTAATACCAAAGCCGCCGTTAGAAAGCGGGAAGAGAAAGGTAAACGCACAGAAATCGTCACCCTGCGAAAGGTCAGCGCCCATAGCGCAGGGCATTCTCCAGAACTCAACCTTACCGCGGTGCGGAATGGTCTCTTCGTAAGTAAAGAAGTAAGTAAAGCCCTCCATCGGAATACCAAAGCGCTTTGCCAGGATGTCATTGCGCGTGGCAGGAACATTCTCGGCTCGATCGACGTCTCGCTGGTAGGTTTCGTAGCTAACCGTGATTCCGATGTTAGGCTGAGCCTTAATCCACATTGCCGGGTTGGCAACTTCCTCTACCTTATCCAGCTTATAGTGCCAGATTGAAGTGTGAGGATCATAGTACTCACCCTTGAGGATCTTGGCAAGTTCCATTTTGATTGTATCGCCAGCACCGTTACGAACAGTACCCTCGGAGCTCATTGCCACGATGATGTAGTCGTCGATCTTGGAGGCACCCTGCTCGATAGCGCCGACAACGTCCTCTCGAACGTCGCCAGACAGCCACTCATCAATGGTGTTGATCTTGGTGCGGAGCCCCTGGAGCTTATCCATTCGCATTGGACGGATCTCGAGCAGCGAGTTGGTTAAGAAGTTCTCAATGCCCTTCTTAGTGGCGACAAGCTTCTGTCGATCAGCCCTGTTACCAGTTGTGTTCTGGAGAGAACCCATGGTGAGGAACTTAAACAGCGGCCCACGCGCTCTAGCAATGGCGGTGCGGAAAGGACCCATGATCTCTTCCGCCTGCTTCATGGTAGGCGCGGTGGTAATCTGATGGGTAGTAGAGGTATCGATGTTTAAGAAGTATGCCTGAATCATAAAGGCGTACATCGACTTGGCGCCACCTCGTGCAACGATCAGGTACTGCTTGTTTCGAAGCCGCATCTTAACCATCTTGCGAACGTATCGGCCACCATGGTTGTTAGGAGTCGGCTCGTAGACGGAACGCTCTTGGAAGTAGAACCAAGCAAGAAGAGATTCAGCCCAGAGCTTGAAGGAATCAAGCATTCGAAGGTCGGAACCGTCAGTTAGCGTCAGTTCGTTCTCGCAATACTTGATGAAGCCGTCAATTGCACCATCATCGTAGTAGTAAAGAGGGTTGGCGATCATTTCATCGATCCGGTTCATCTCCATGGCAACTTCCTGGTTCACAGGAATGTTTCCAAGCAGAACTTGCTCGCGAAACGCGCCGTAGTACTTAGGCGTTGCTGTGTTGGAGAGGCCCATACCAACCCCCTTTCTTTTAGTTAGCTTTTACCCACAATTGTAGCAACTGCAGATGCCCCCTGTAGGACGGTCACAGCTTTCTTTGCCAACGATGCGGCTGCTGTAATTGTTCCAACAGTTGCAATTACGTTCTTGGTTGCGTTTAAACCAACCTGAAGAGCGGAAGGGTTGTTTCTCTTGTATTCGGTAAGTAGCTGGTTACGTTTGTTAAGCTTGGCAAGGTCGTCATTGCTAAGATTATCAAGACCGCTCTTCTTAACGCGTTTACGAATCTTATTATACCGAGCCGCATCAGCCGAAGCAGGACCTTTAGCTTTACGCTTCCCCCACTTCATACCTTTAACCCCAGCATGCTCAAGAAACTCGTTCTCGGTCATCATGCCGGTTAATTGTTCAGCCATTATCACCTCTTTTACTTGGGGTTTAGGGAGTGGGTGGGACGTATGCAAAGTCCTCGGCAACGTTGAGTCGCCAAAGAAGCTCGTCTATCTGCTTCTCTACGGCAGCAAGACCGAAAGAGGAGGTAGGTGGGTCAAATAACATTCGAACCCGAAGATACACATAGGACTTGACGTCGTTGATGTGCATCTTGTTGCCGATAAAGACGTTCCAGTTGTCATTGGCGTCAGATATGGCAAATCCCTCGAGCGGACCAACGCCTGCTTGATAGAGAGTCGAGAAAGCGGTGTTAATATGCGTTATGATGTCAAGGTCAAAAGCGTCGTAGGCATCGTCGAGACCTAAAAGCTTCTTTGTTGACTGAAGGATGCTGTCTTTGACCTCTATCACTTCGGGTTCAGGCATTAGCACCGCCTCCTTTCGTTTATTAGTAGCTTACTGGCAGGACTCGCACTGCAGAAGGTCCATAGGGTCCTCCGGAACAGTGTAACCCTGAACGTTAGTGTTGTCCGGGTCCATTACGCGGCACCCCGCTCAAGACCGTTGAGGAAGGCGAGCCAAATATCCTCGTTGAGCACAGCCTTAGGCGCTCCAGGCTCGGGCTTGTAGCCGCCGTTCTCGATGGCGTACTTGCGAACCAGCACACAGAGCTCTGCGTCAGGAACGCCAGGCTTAATGACGGTCTGAGAACCCTTAGCCGCCAGGTTAGCGACAACAGCCTGGATGCCAAATATGCTGAGCTGGCCCCACTTGCCGTTCTTCTTACCCGGATAGACGTCAAGCTTGGCAAGAGCCTCCTGAATAAGAAGCTGTGCCTCTTCCGACGGCGGGTTGAAGGCCCACTCAGCGACAGACTCCTCGACGGGAGCAACAGTCATGGCTGCGTTGACCTCTTCAAAGCTCGGCGGGTCCAGAACAAGCGTGGTCTCCGGCTCAAACTGCTCAGCCGGGTCCGGAATAGCCTTGTTATCCAATTGTTTCTCCTTATCGTCGCCAAAGCAGGGTATCGCCTGGCCGTCTCTCGACGAACTGGGTCGGTAGCATGCTTCTGTCGCCAAAATGAATGGCGTTATGGGTTTTGTGTGTGACTGTGATCAGGAATTCGGGGTCTAATATGTCAGGGTCGCCATTTAACACCTGATCCCTCGTTATAGGGTTCATGTGGTGAATGATTACCTTGTCAAATATCTCAAAGCCCTCGATACCTAAGTCGCAACCAAGGTCTCGAGCTATGACGTAAGTCCGACACTGCTTCCATTGGGCGGATCGATAGAATTCTTGATTCATCCATCGCTCACCGCCAAACGTGCGGTCTCCGACAGTACTGTTAAGAGACAAGTAATCGAATCTTTCATCAAAAGTAGAAAGACGACGGAGCTTAGAATATGTTCTAATCATCCTCGGGCCTCTTACCTGTCTTGTACTCGGTCATTGCGGCAAGAACTTCTTGATAGAGCTCGCGCGCGTCTTCGCTAGAGGCCATAGACTCAGTACGAGCCCTAAGTAACTGACCCTCTAGCTCCAGCTTGGCCTTCTCTAACTCGTCTCGAGCAGTGCCCTGCTTAAGAAAATGAGTGAGGAGCTGAGACGTAGCTTTTCCGGACGCAATCATCTCTTCGGCAGCGTCGAACGACATAGCAATCAGCTGATTGTTACGCTGTTCTGGTGTTACGGCGGGAGCCCGTCTCTTAGGCGGTATCTCGCCAGGTTTTGTTACGCGTGCCATGAGTAATCACCTCCTAGAATATACTTACGTCCCTTCTGGTTCGGGTCGCCTGATCCATTGGGCGGGGACTGTCTCTTCAATGATGGCTATATCCGCTGGATCGAGCTTGGGCCCATGCGGGTCCGGCCACTGTGCTGCAAGAGCTTTTAAAATACGCGTCATAGCCCCATCACGACGGCTTTGAGTAGTCTGTAGCTCTTTGAACTCGGTTTCCAGAGAGTCAATTCTGGTCCATGCGTCCTTAAGCTGCTTTTCAATTCGCTCGTCGATCTGGCGATCTAAAGTTGTTTTTGCGTTTTGCTCCGCCAACCGATTGTCCCCCCGGCTTTTAATTATCGGGGCGATTATGGCAGCCATGCTTGCAATAGCGGCAATTGTGGCTACAATTATAGCAGTAAGATCCATATCATCCCCCAAACTTTGCTTCTTTAAGCCGACGGGCTTGCCACTCTGACCCTAACAGACTGACTCGCCATAAAACAGGTGTTATTGCAATTGCGGCTATAAACATGTCAAATATGTGGTTTTCGCCAGTAGCTATGTTAGCAAAGATGGCAGTCATAATGTATCCAACCATAAGACCGATTAATATAGACTTGCCAAGGAGCTCTAGCATCCATAAAACGGGAAAAGCCAAACCAATAAAACAGATTAAGGCGGCAAAAGAAAGTAGACCCGAGAAGATATAGA